CCGGACAATAACTAATATAATCAACAATCAGTCCGATGCAAACCATAGTTCGACCGAACTATTACAATCAACCGTCTCTTCAACTTTAACAGTTTTGAAGTTTCATATCCTTAATAAGACGGAAGATGTAGCAGCCCTGGGTTTCGACCAGGCCTCCACCAACTTGATCCAAAATATGGCTACAGGTACTATTCGGTTGACCCACGGTGGAGGCCGCCACTCCCTCCGGTCCCGAAAAACTCCTTTACCCTACGATCCATTGCAAACATTGACTACAGGATTTTTAGGAGTGTGCCTGTTCAGCGCAACCTTGGTATTGCCTGTCCTGACTTCTCGTTACCTCACCCCGATATTGCGGACCCAGTTTCAGCAATTTTGGGCGAAATCAAAAGATCCGGTTTCAGAATCCCCCTTATTGAGTTTGGGGCGAGATTTCTTCCCGAAGGCCCTCTTTACGACATATCTGCCAGCAATTACGAAAGCCGATTATCTCGATTCGGTACGCGAAGAATTCTTAGCTGGGAAGATCACATTAATGGACGCTGCGAAAAGATGCGATGCAATTACTGTAGAGATGGCCCCCTATTACCAAATTTCAAAAGCTATGGAAACAGCACCGAGGATGCTTCACGGCTTCATCCGGTTAATGTATTGTTGTCCACCACTCCAATTCTTACTCGATCTAATAGGTCGCTTTTTCGCCACAATGCTCCTCTTATTTATAGAACCGATGGAAATTTGGGCAATGTGGAAGTTCGAAATACCAAACCAATGGTCCCCAAGCGGAATGACCCAATACGATTACGATCGCTTGGTAAACGAAGCAAGAAAACTCCACGCAGAACTAGCACAATACGGCACCGACCAAGCAGGTCGGTTCCTAGGGGACTAGATAACAAATTTGAAAAAGACATGTTGTCAATGAAGAACTATAAGTTACTTCATGCGTTGGTCGCGACACATGTCAGTATAGATAAAGTCGACCAAACTACAAACGTGTTATGGGACATGAGAAAACATTCTGTGAAGCTCGCACAGACATTCAGGCAGTTGCCAGCCGATTATGATACATCCTGCGCAACCTGGTTAGAAAAAACCAATTACACAAGAAAAGAAAAAGACGGCTTCCTCAGCGAATTAGATGAAAAAGGTTTCATCGAAAAAGTTGACAGAGCTTGTAAATGCTTTATAAAAGCTGAAACATACCCGGAATTCAAACATGCTAGACCAATAAAGAGTCGAACCGATAGATTTAAAGCCTTCATGGGTCCAATTTTTCAAGGAATCAATGAAGTTCTGTTTGAAAAATTGCAATACTTCATTAAGAAGGTCCCCGTTTACGAACGAGCCCAGGTCCTTAAGGACCTGTTAGAAATGATGTCAGAGATTAACTGTACAGATTTCTCTTCTTTTGAAGCCCATTTTATAGACTGCATAATTTTTGCAATTGAATTCCCATTTTATCTGTGGGTTACTTCCCTCTTACCTGTAGCTGGTGAATTCCGCGAGGAACTTTACACGCTCATAGAAATTAATAAATGTAAATTCATAGATTTCATTGTTGAATGCATGTCCAGAGCTAGTGGCGAAATGAACACTTCCTCCGGAAATGGATACACAAATCTTGTTCTTTTCACATACGTGTCAAGCGTTAAGAAAAGTGAAAAAGCTGTTGGCCAATTTGAAGGCGATGACGGCATCACCGCAAATTTCCCCCCTTCTAGTGCCCCAACCACAAAAGATTACTTATCCCTCGGATGGACTTGCAAACTGATCAAGACAGAGAAATTCGAAGAAGCTAGTTTTTGTGGAATAGTCGCAGACAAAACCGATCTGATTAATGTATGTGACGTCAAAGCATACATCGCAGATTTTGGGTGGACAAAACAAAAATATCTTAATGCGAACGACACCACCATTAAGGCTCTTATCAGGGCTAAAGGGTTCTCTGCTATTATCAATATCCAGGTTGTCCTGTAATCGATGCACTAGGACACTATGCACTTAGAGTGACAGATGAACACCATGTGATCAAAAGAATGAACCGCATGCACCGCCGAGGCCAACTTGCCGATTCGCGTTTCAAAAATGCAAAAATGAATGAGATGTTCAAATTTTTTGAACATAAAAGACCA